CCTAACTTTGCTATTGCAGCAGCATCTTCATAAACTTCATAATCTATCTCCCTACTATCCATATTGAAATAAGAAACAGAAATTACAGTATTTCTTGTTTTTAATCCACTTCCTGAGTAACTAAATCCTTCGGGAGTTACATTGGCTAAATTAAATAAATAACTTGCATCTTTTGGACTGTCCTGTGCAAGAAGAATACTACCAGCAGACCATATCGGCATACATCTCATTACACCTGATAATTCATTTATCAAATCAAATGCTTCACTAGAAGATTGAATATTTACATTACAACTAAATCTAGCTTCTTGTCCTCCTAATCCATCTGATACCAATGTGTTTGCAAATTTACTTGCAGTAACAAAAGAGAATAAATCAAGAGAACTTTCTGCAATATGATTACCGAATCCATAACGTGTATCTAAAAGTAAATCTAATAACACCATCGCAGGACATGAACACCATTGAGCAGCACCCATTATCCCATTAAAAATGTAACCATCAGGATAAATTATTCGACCAGTAGCGGAATCAATACTCGGAGTACCAGAACTATTTGCACCTGCTCCTGGAATCCTTATTTTTATTCCTCTAATACGATATTTTCTGCTAGGTATAGATTGAAACTGCATTGAGTCCAATCGAAGAGAAGCATAAGCACTATTGGCATAAGTAGAAGAATCATCAATAATCTCTCCCAAACTTGTCCATTGAAATGCGTCTTGTAAACTTGAATCTGAACTATCGGCTGTAACTCTACTGACTCTGATATCAACAGGAAAAGCACCAGTAAGATTTATTCTGTAATCTCTCTGGTAAGCATCAGCAGTTCTACCTGTAATAGTGTCAGTAATAATATCAGTAAAACCACCAGAATTATATTGAACAGAAATTTTAAAAGAGATAGACGAACCAAGTAAATCTCCTTGATCTGTTGCTTTTTGAAGTTGAGGAACAGTAATAGTTATATTAGCTGCGTCAATATTTGAATTTGTAATCTGTCTAGTTACAGGAGTGGATGCGGTTACAGTTACTCCTACTGCTGTTATAGAAGAACTACTTTCGATACCTTCAACTTTTGTTTGGTTTGATGTACCAAATCTAGGATTGAAACCTACATCTTGAAAGTTAAAGTCAGTTGAAGCTGGAGATGCTGAAGTAGCTGTTGCTTTAAGAACAGGAGTATCGTTTAAAAATACATCTTTTAAAGCAGCATTATTATATGCAGTTGTTCCCTGTGTTAATCCTTCTTTTGAAGCAGAAGCAAAACCTTCAATCTCTCCTTCAGAAATAAGATCAAGGAAAGTGGCAAACTGTCTACTGTGTAAAGTGTCAGGAGTTCTTGTCGGTTGAGGTGGGGGTGGAGGACTACCTTTAGCACCTCTAATAATCTTAGGTTTATCCGTCATGCCTGTACCTGTTGAGTATCAACAGCACCACTTATAACAACTGATCCTGTAATTATCTCTCCATAAACTATTGGAACTGGAGTACCTGCCCTTGATGTATTTTGCGTACCAGAAAAACTAAATGATAATTGTGGATCTTGCTCTGACTTAAATTCTTTTGGTTTAGGTAAAGGAAATAACATATCGCTTACACCTGACATAACAAGAGAAGCTCCTAAATAAACCATGCTTTTGGCTAACATTCCAGCTTTTGCAAAACCAAAACCAGTTCCTATACCTGCTTGTAATGACAATCCACCACCTAAACTAGCTGGTATAAAAAAAGCACCTGCAATTAAAGCAGCACCTAATAATATTTTTCCTAATCCTCTACCAGCACCAGCTATTACAGGAACAATATGTATATCTTCCTGTCCTATAGGATGATGTATTTCTTCTTCATTAACAGCATAATTACCAACTTTTACCTGATAATATTGAGGATTCATATATTTCTCTATCTGCGGAAAATTATTAACAAGAAAACTTACTGCTTTTCCAAGACTATCTACCTGTATTTCAAATTCTTTATGCCCTACAAACTCTGCAAGTTCGCCATATAGCTTTAGCTTACGCAACATAACGATACCTCCCTCCTGTACATTTTAACAACCATTGAGAATAAGGCTCTCTACAAGATAGTCTATCGGTTAAATGATGTAAAACATCTCCATCTAAAAAAATAGCTACATGATTTAAACCAGTAGATCCAATAGACATTAATAAAGCATCTCCATTCATTAATTTTTCTTCTGGTCTTAACTGTCTAAATCCAGTTCTCCAAGCACAACTTTCAAATAATGGATTATCAACAAACTCTTCTGGTGTTATAGGTCTATCCCAATCTTTAAGTTCAATCCCCTTTTCTTCTTTATACCAATCTCTTGCTAAACTCCAACAATCAGTAACACCCCAAACCCAGGGTCTACCAAGTAAAGGTGGATTATATCCACAAGGTTCGCAATATCCCCATTGTTCTGTTTTTGGATTAACAATATGCCACGGAAGATTACTTTGTTCACAACTAATCTGATCTGCTTGACTAGCGGTTGGAGGTGTAGAAGGATGACTATGAATAATAGCTGTAATTTCTCCTAAATTACTACCCTTTACATAATCTTCTGGATCTAAAATAAAGCATTGATGTGCAGTCATTGATAAATTATGACAAGGAAAATATCTTTCTTTTCCTCTAATATTTAATAAAAGCCCAACACATTCTTTAGGATCTTGGTCTTTCGCATGAACAAGTGCCTCTTCTTTCCAATTCATGCTATAAACGTACCAATCGAAGGAAATTCAGTTCTGGTACATTGTCTTTTAGGAGCACGAATACCAGCAAGATCAAATACTGCTGCTAATTCAAATTGAACTACCTCTCTATTTTCTGATGATTTTCTATCAATCTTATATATTTCCTGTGGAAACTCTGCTGTAGGATCTGGTGTTCCAAGTGGATTTGTACTACCTGGAAAATTAACAGCGTCAATATATCTTGCTAGTGTTCTTATTCTTGTAACAGTAGCTCCCGTTAAATCATTTCCTGTTGTTACCTGATTAACATTTAACAAGATAGCTGTAATAGTTCCAAGAGCATTACTAATAGTCAAAGTAGGTCTGGGAAGTTGTCCTTTTTGAAAAGCAAAACCTTCTGCCTGTATTGGCATCTTTAAATATTGATTACCAGCCCAAATAATATCTCCGTTAGCATTTAAATTTGTTCCGTTATGGAATCTATAAGTCTGAGCAGAGCCATGCAAGGTTGCATCGGTTGTTAATGTAAATAATTCAATTATTGCTGAAGGATTGATCTTTTGTAGATCAGTAATAATAGGAGCAGTACTCATGGTTCAAATACTTCTCTAAATGTTGCCTGTATTGTAGCTCTATTGTTATAAGGTATAGATTTATTCCAAGTTTGGCAAACAAATTTTTGTGCAGCAGTTTGTCCAGGTGCTTCAAAATCAAAGCTGGCACTATCATTTGCACGGGCATCGAGGAAGGTTTCTATAGTATCTGCGTCTGTTTCTGATACGTTAAAAGTAAAATTATAAACTTTTGGATTCTGATGTTCAGCCAACCCAAATAATATTCTGTGTTCAAAACCATCAGCGAAAGAAATGGTACGAGTATTAGGTGCGGATCTTTTTTGTTGTCCGTATGTAGGTTTTATTGAAGGAAATGTAGCCATTATGTTAATAATCCTCCTGGTCTTTTCTGCTTAATTAATTCTGATTGTATAGCAACTGAAATCATACGACCAAGTTCTCTGCCATTCTCTTCATCTCCTTCAACAGAAGAACCAGAAGCATCTACGTTTACAACTACGTTTGTTGATCCTCCGAGTGCACTATTAGGAGATACCATTCCACTTACACCTGGAGTAAATAGTTCTGGGCCTTTTTCTCCAACAATGTAAGATTTTCCTGCTTTTGCTGGACCGCCACTAGCAAGTAACCCACCAAACAAATCACCAAATAAACCTAATCCCTTGGTTAAAGTTCCTCCTGCGTTACCGAAGAAAGCCATGTTAAATGCAGCGTCTATCATTTTGTTCAATACATTATTGAGTACATCATTTAGAGTTGACGTTCCACGGATTAATCCCTGTATTCCCTGTGCTAAATCTGTACTTATATTTTGAGTCAAACTCTTAAATGATTGTTCAATCATTCTTGCATTTTCTACTAACTGTTTAGCCTGATTGTTCTTTTCTACTAAAGCTCTTACACTTAATCCTTGTGTATCGAGAAGTTTTAGTTCTTCCTCGTTTAAGTTTTCAGTTATGGATTGTATTTGTCTTTGTATATCTGCTTCTTTTAAGCCTTCTTCAGTTACTAACTTTGCAAATTCTATTTCTTTTTCCATAGCTTTTACTTTTTTCTGAGCAGCAGTAACTCTTTTAATATCTATTTCAACTATGTTGTTTGCTGGATCAGGATTTAAACCATCACCACCAAAGAATTTTGACTGAGGATTTACTTGTTTTCCAAGACTAAATTTTCGTATTGCTTGTAACTCTGGATCTGATAAACCACCAAGACCTTCGGCTTGGAGAACTGACCTAGCCTTCATATCAGCAGGATTTATTTGTAAATCAGCAGCAGCTTTAAATATTCTATCTAGTTGACCTTGACTAAATAGTTCAAGCACCCCTTTAAAATCTTTAATAAATTGTTCTTCTTTACCTCCAAATATTACATCTCCCTTACCTTCTCCCAAAGATACCTTCATTCCTGGATCTAAAGTATCATTTACTATTTTTAAAAACTTAGTAAGTGGTCCAACTAATAGTAACTGTAGATTTATTGTTAGTTCTGCAAATGTTTTATCTAATTCTTTAGCAGCTTCTCCTGCTTCTCTTAATTTTTTAGCTCCTCCTTCTCCTAAAACTGTTGTTAATTCTTTAGATAATAAAGTGGCTAGTTTTTCTCTTTCTCCTAATGCTTGTAATACTTTTGCTCTGTTTTCCGCTTCTTTACTGCTAAATAAAGATTTTTGAGTTAATAGGTTAAATTGACCATCTAATGTTTCTATTGATTTTCCTAATTCTGTAATTGAGTTAGCGAAACTCGTTATGCCAGATACTACAGCCGTTCCGATTAAACCTCCTGCAAAACCTCCCATCTGACCGCCAAATGCACCACCAAGTCCACCGCCAAGTGCACCACCAGCAGCAGCTAATGGACCTTGACCAAATAACAGAGGAAACGCACCACTTATTGCAGCACTCTGTAATGCTGGTCCTCTGTTTGCTTGTAATAATCTACCTAAATTACCTCTTCTAAACATAGATGATCCTGCTGGACCTTTTAGTAATGTTTTACCTCGGTAGTTTAAATCTTCCCTAGCCCCTATATTCATTGGAGGTGCTTGAGGCCCAAATTGTGCTGCTGTAAATCCTGTAGGTGCTCCTCTTAAAAGTTTTTTAACTTCTTTTGTTTGATTCTTGTAGTATTCGGGAGAACCTACTAAATGTTTAAAGCCTTTTACAGGAACCGCATTTTGTTTAGCTACCCTTAACATCTCTTTATTCTGTGCTTCGTAGTATGCAGGAGATCCGACTAAAGACTCAAAACCCTTTACAGGCATTGTGTTTTGCTTACCTATGCTTAGTAAATTTGCTGGAGAACCTACTAAATCTGATCTACCGCCTACAGGCGAACGACCCATTCCGCTTCCAGCAAAAGCTACTTGGGCTGGAGAACCAAACATAAATCTTGATCCACCTATAGGCGATGAACCATACATTCCTGGTGCATAAGGTGGATCGGCTGGACCTTGCATCATTCCTGCTCTGCTTGCAATAAATCTCGGAGATCCTACCTGTCCAACACTTCCGAATCTTGAAGATGCTATGCCTGTGCTAACAAATGGTCCACCAGCCATAGACTTACCAGTTAGTCTTGCTTGCTGTGCTTTTTCTTTTGTTATAGCTCGTTGAATTTTAAGCTCTTCGAGAGCTACCTTTTGTTGAGCTTTTGCTACCTTAAACTCTCCTCTGCCATCTGCTAATGCTGCTCTATTTATTGCTCTTCTAGCTTTATCTATCTTTAATCCTTGGTCTGAAGCCTTTTGTACTAGATCGCCTATACGTCTAGTCTCAACCATCGCAGCTTTTTGAGCTTCTTTGCTTTTTGTTATGGTTGCTTCTGTTCTTTGTGTTCTTCTATTAGTTCCTAAATTTACTTTGCCGAGTTTATCTATATCGGTTTTTATATCTTTAAGGTCTTTTCTTACCTGTGCTGTATTCAGTCTTATATTTACGCTATATTCAGATGCCACTGATTTTTGCAGAATACACGGATATTAAAAGTTTAGCGTACTTTGCGTGTTTGGGCTTGCCTCTTTGCTTTTTCGTAGGCTTCTTCTTCTCTTTCAGATTTTATTTCAAAGTAAGCGTTCCAAGCATACAATTCTTGGACTGACATTTTTTCTCGTACTTCTCTATGGGTGTAACCTAACTGTTCTGCTATAAAAAATTGTAAATATATGAAATTATCTTTTTTTAATTTAGCTTTTTACGGCATCGGGGCTTTCCTCCTCGCCCATACTTTGCATCTTGGTCATAAGATCAATCAATATTGACATTGGTATTTCTCTTCTTAATGAAGGTAAATCTGCTGCTGTGAACATTTTTGCACCTGATTCATCTTCCGCTTTTGTAACAATAACTTGTAATGCAAAGTCAAGACTTCCTTCTTCCTGACCTCTGTTCATAGCTATTAGTGTACTGTTTATGGTGTCTCTATCGGAAATTGTAAGAGGCGACCAAAAGATTTTTAAAATTAGTTCTTCTCCCTTAAACATGGAGTAGCTACTGCGTTCTTCGACACTAAAGGCTTTCTTTAGTTTGTCTATTGCTCTTTCTGTAGGCATAAAAAATTGTAGTTACTCTTGTAGTATAACTTAAACTGTTGATTGTGTCTCTAATAAGTAGATTGTCCTAAAGTTATACCAGCAAATGCTTGGTCTATATCCTGTGTAAGTTCTTCGGTTGCTATGTAATAGAAATACCACTCAGGACTATTAGGTATCGGACTTGTATCTGCGTTTATATCAAATAAATCCTCATAAAATTCAATCGGAGATAGACCACGAGGATTTCCCTGTGAATCATTGCCAAATATTTGATCGCTGGTTAATCCTGCTGTTTCCAAACTTCTCATTCTATTTATTACAAATCCAGCGTATTCTGTTTCGTTACCTACATATAAAGCCTCAGTTAAAGATGTTTTTATAATTGGTCCTGCTTTTGGTGCTCGGACACCGCTTCTATATCCCTGATTTTCTTTTCTTGGTTTTACTGGATCTACGGGTGTACTTTTTTGTACTTTCCAGGCAGCATTGAATGTTCCTGTCCAATAAGGACTTCGATACTGTAAAGAGAATTGTATTTTTGATGCTGCTTTTGCTTTACCTTGTAGCACCATGTTTTCAATATCTTTTGTTAGATGCTTTATATCCTTAAGCATTGGCAGTAAAGTTGCAGTTTACAACACTCATAAAGTGACTTTGATTGTCAGTCACAACAGATGTTGGACCGCTTATCTGACTAACTCTTGGGGTTACTGAAAAAGTATCTGAGTAAGCTGAAGCGTTTACTGATGTCATTCCATCAATTACTGATTCCGCTATTGCAGCAGCTACCGCACTTCCTTTGTTAGATGGTGTCATAATTGCACATCTTATTGTTCCTGCATAGTAGTCTATTGCTGCTCCCTGTGGTTGAGTAGTGGATTGTGTAAAATCTAAATTAACCATTACATATTTTTTAGTTTTACCTGGAGCAGAAAATGGCATATTGTCGAATATAACTGTAACTGTGTTGTCAGCAGTTGTTACTGCATTTTTAATTGCGGTTTCAAATGCTGCTCTTGCGTTTACTAAAGTCATTAGAAAATAACGTCAACTCTGAATAAATACTCCTGACCACCACGCAAAGTTCTTACATCTGTAATCTTTGCAACTCTGGTCGATCCAGAAAATGTAAGAGTAATCTCATCTGATAATAGCGGTTGACTATCTCCTATAAGATCAGGTGTTATAAAAATACGAGCTATATTTTCCTGATAACCAGACTCTTCAGTTGATTGTACAAATTCTACGGGTACTTTTATTGTGTAGCTTGTATCACTGGTAGTTACTGCACCAGTAGATGTGTTATATGACGTAGATAGCTTTCTGGTATAAATAATTGTTGTATCTAACGAGTCTCCCAGTTGAGACACCACTTGTTTGGCTACGCTTTTTAATAGTGAATCTAGTTGACCTGCCATTATCCTCTAACTACCCTCATTTGAAAACTTCCTGCTCCACCTAGCATATAGGCTCCAAGGTAACTTTGTAACCAAGGGTAAACATCTAAAATATTATTAACAGAACCAGTTCCCTGACTATCAGTATTATATTTAACCTGTATATCTCCTAACTTTACTTCAGAAAAGTTTCCATCTTTACCAGTAGTACCAGTAATTGCATCAGTATCATTTGCCAATGCTCTAGCTAATTCATATTGTGCATATTTAATACTATTCGGAATGGTTGTACAAGCTAATTCAACTCCATCTACCTGATAATTAGTTCTAGGAAATTTAAGTGCCTGACTCTCATCACATCTATCGCCATAAAATACTAAAGTTTCGATCCATCTTGTAGCAGATATTAGTGCTCTTTTCTTTTGGTCATCAGTTTTGTTCGTCCAGGTTGAAGAGTCTGGAGAAGTATCAAAGTAATCGTTAGATTCAGATAAAGTGACATAGCTATTAGCAGTTTCACTTTTTATAGTTGCAATTATGGTAGCTGCCACGATTAATAGGTAATTTAGTTTTATTGTAGCGTAAAGAAAAAACCCCACCAATAATTGATGAGGTTTCTGACCACTAATTTAATCTTAATATAAATTAAGACTTTAGACCATTGTCTAATGGTGTGTTTACAAAGATTTCAACCATTGGAATTTGATCAATATCGTATGTAGCAGACCAGTTAGAACCAGTTCTTAGTGCTGAGTTAGCAGGGTTATCAGCAGCGTTAGTCCACTTAGTTCCCATAACGTGATAAGCACTGTGGTAATCAACAGACATAACATCTTGCTTAGATAAGATGTTTCTTTCTGCTTCAATACCTAGCTCAGACTGAACACCTTCAAGAATTGTTCCTGACTTCATTAAGTAGCAACGGAACTCCTGACGATTACCGGTAGTTGTAGGATCGTTAGTGTTTACCTGAGAATCAATGACAACTCTGCAACCAGCAAATTCACCGATGCTTCTTTCGTTAACACCGACACCGCCACCACCCCAAGTTACTGCACCACCAGTTGATAGAGCAGATGTTGAGAATGTTAGTAGACCTACTTGATATAAGTAGTAAGCAACAGAAGGATGAACGATAAGAAGATCAAGTTCTTCTCCTCTTTCTCCTAAAACAGAGCGAGCTTCTGCAACAGTAGCAGCAGAAAGATAGTTTGCTTCGGCAGTTGAACCAGAACCAGCTAATTGCTTCTCAAGACGATGGGAATTAAGAGCAGTATGGAATAGACCAGTTAGTGTTTCAAATAAACGAACAGAGTTCAATTTATTGATAGCATCTGCAAGCTGATTTCTGATGTGACCCATTGGATCTTCACCAGCAGCTAAAATAGCTACATCATCAACAGCGTAAGCAAAACCTCTATGACAGATAGTTGCAATCTGCGTATCTGTACCGATCTTTTGAGGTGTTAGATAACCAGCACCACTTGTTCCCCAAGTACCTGTACCATCTAAGATTTCCTCAGTTGGTGCGATTGGGTTAAATTCTGGAACTTGTATTCTTGTTCCACCTGAACTTGCGTCAAGTAAAGCATTACGAACTACAGCACCAGACTGTATAAATAGACTACGTTCTTTAATAGCTTGAGAAACGTAGTTGCTAAAATTATTTCTTTTGACAATGTCCGCTAGTAGGACACCGCCAGTATAATTCTGAAACGGAGCAGCCATTCAGATTTACCTTTTTAAGTTTTGCGATACCCTAATCACAGATAAGGGGGGCTAATTTCACAGAAATTAACGATTTAAGTTTGAGCCTCTTGTTTCAGCACTGCTGCCATTTGAGGATCTTGTTCTGATATTAGCATTTGTTGAGTCACATTGCCCGTTTTCCAGGGATTTGCCTGACCTGTTCCAGCGTTTGCTACAGGACTTGGTTTTGCCCCCATTCCAGCAGCAGAACTAGGTTTAAAATGATGCTCCCAGCCACTACCAGGGTTTTTGAGACCTGTGAGAAAAGTACCTAAATTTTGCTCCACTCCACCATTAAGAACAACAACTTCTCCGTTAGCGTTCTTTTGTAACTTTCCTTGTAACAATGACAGAGTTTGCTCTGCGTTTATCGCTCCAATATTACTGATAGCTGCAAGTGCTGTAGTTCTTGTAGAAGCTACTTCATTAGTAGTTTTCATTTCTTCTAACTGTTGAGCTAATGTGTTTATTTTTTGTTCTTTTTCTTGTGCTGTCTTATTAGCTTCTTCCCAAAGAGTTTTCCATTGACCCTGTTCTTCTAAATCTTTGGTACGTTTTTCTTCTTTTTGTTTATAGACATCATCTAGTTTTCCCTTGATGCCCTTAAATTTTTCTTGTGCTTCAGCAGCTTCTTTATGAGCAGCAGCTAGTTTTGCTTCGTATTCTGCTTTTACAGTACTAAGATCAGGTGCTTGTGGTTGAGAAGGAGTGTCAGCCACGGGCTGTTCAGCAGGAGTCACAGAATCAGGCTGAATTACTTTTTCTTCGATCATTTATTCAGGTGAAGTAAATTTTTGGATTTTGGCAATTAATTGTGCCTTGTTATGTCTTTTATCTAACTCAAGACCAATGGTACGACCATAAGTTTCAAGTTGAGATTTAGTCATTTTTTCAAAATCAGCAGTAGTTTCCTTTTGAACAGGAAGTGCTTCTTTCTTTACAGGTTCTACAACTGGTTCTGGAGCAGGACAAACAGCAGGGGCTTCAACACCATTACCCATCCTTTCAGATAGGCTTGGTTCTACAAGTTCCCACTTGTAAGTACCATCAGCTTGTAATACCTTATCTAGCGATTTAGCCATAATAATGTATGTACTTACCTACTATTGTATCAAACTATTCGGGTTTGGCCTCATTTGCTGAAGGTAATACTTCACCTTGTACCAAAATATCTCTAAATTCATCTCTATCAATGACTTGCTGATCGAATAGAGATGTTAAGGCTGTAATATCTTGTCCGATTAGTCTTTCGATGTCGAAGTCTCTGCTTATTTTTACTTCAGGTGGCTCAATTCCAACATATTCAGCAGAGAGATTGAAGGCTTTTTGTAGCTTTTGCTCAAGTTCCATTGATACCATCGCAAGCATAGAATTGGTGTCTACACGATCTAACCTACGAGCATCTGCTGATTCTGCTACAAACTTCTGTTGTGATAATGTACTGATTCCCAATGTTGCCATTTGCATCTGTAATTCTCTTATTTCTGCTGACTGAGCTTCAAATGCACTGGAAGCTGGTTCGACATAGTAAACTTTGTTACCAGGTTGGGTAGCCATTGCATAATTAACAGAAATAGCTAAGTCTTTTGTCTGGTCATCATATCCTTCCATTACAAGCATTGGTTGAGATGCAACGTGCAAACTATGAATTAAATCAGCTTGTCTTTGAAAATGTGCAAGATTTAAATATGCAATATCAAGTAAAGGTGGTTTGCTTGTTAAATTATCTGTTTTACCAGAATAAATAGTAACAAGAGGTATTTCTCCAAGAGAAAAACTACCAGATTCAGCTAGTTTAAATTCTTCTCCTGTAGTTCCAGTTTCAAATTCTCCTGCATAAGAATTATCATCGACATCGTACATTGCATCAACTTGATCTTTTTTACGAAATACTCTATATCTGCCAGGTTCTATAACTCTTACTTGGTCATATACTTTTTCTCCAAAATCGCCATCAGGTAATACAGCTTTTTCTCCAATTCTTACCTGTACTAAGTTTCCGTAATTAGATTCTCTATCTAATCTATAACCAAATAAATTATTAGGATCTACTTCTATCCAATAAGGTCTACGATTTTGTTGTCTTTCTTCTGCAAGACTTAATGCACCAGATGGAGCAGGATAATCAACAAGAATATGACTTTGACCATAAGTAAGAGAACACATCAATATTCTTCTTGCATATTCATCTAAATCTGATTTACAACCATCAACATCCATTTTGAACATTTCAGTCCAATAAGGATCTCCAGTTAAAGCGATAGGTTTTCTAAGAACTAAACCTGTAGCTGCTCTTATCAATCTTTGTGTAAAAGGACTAAAAACAGCACGATTCACTCTTGCCATATAAGCTGTGTAATCTTCTCTCGGCTCTAATGGTAAAAAAGCCTCACTATTTTCTCTTAAATATTCAGTACCTTCACTAACAGCTTTCATTACTTCCCACCCTTTCATCATATCTAGGATTGCTCTGGTTTTAGTAAAAGGACTATCTATACCACCAACGGATGTAGAGGTCTGTATTTTTGTTCTAATGTCTCCAGGAATTGAATAAGTCATCAATTAACACCTCCATCTTTTTAATGCTAATGCTTTTCTGGTTGGTCTGCCTTTTTTGTCTTTTAGTGGACCAGGCATACCTTTCATACGGGCACAGAATGATTTTCGTCTAGCTGCTCTTTTTCCTGTGGGGTTCTTTTCAGTAACAGGTGCTTGTAAGTTGCTGCCTGTTGCTCTGTTATATTTCGCACGACCTTTTGCTGTCAGTCCACCCCTTTTGGATTTTTCGCCTCTGCCTACTGATAAACTTACTCCTTTACGTTTAGCCATTATTTTCCTACCTTTGCCTGTGCTCGTTTGTGAGCAACAGTGAATGAAACACCCTGTCTCATCAGTCTCTTCATAAGATCCATGTGCTTATCAGTATGATGCACAGAATGTTCTTTGAGTTTACTTTTTTGACGGGTGGTTAGTTTCACTATGCAGCGTTGGTTATAGCACCGTTTGTTTGAAAACTTACACTTACAGTTTCAAGGTCGCCTGTTGAAGCAGCTAGAGTTGTTCCTGTGACAATGCCAGAAAAACTTACTTTCTTACTGCCAGAAGTATCTGTGAATAGCTCAAACTGTGCATCACCAGCATCTTCTGTTGTTAAAACATCAGCTAATAAGTTTGCAGTTTCGTTACCGCTTGCTGCTGTGTATAGAAAGTCTATAGAGCCTGTACCAGAAATTAATCCACCTACAAAGTTTCTTGTGGTGTTACCGTGTGCAGTCACATCTAGTGTTTCTTTAGCTATATCTAAACTCCAGGCTGTAGTTGAAACTACTGCCTCAGTAGTACCAGAAGAGTTCTTAAATTTAACAGAACCTTCCTCTCCACGAAAAAATGCCATGATTCAAAGAAAAAAGAGTATTTATAAATAGTTTAACTTGTTGTTGACTTTTTTACAGTACCTTCTGTCAGTTTTCTTTGATATTGTTCACATCTGGGGTCCCACAGAGCAGGATTTCGCTTTCCTTTGACTGCTTCGATGATGTCTAGCATCTCTTCAGTGATTTCTGTCATTTTTTCTTTTTAGTAGTAGTTTTTCGCCTATGTTGATAGGTTATCTTCTTTTTACCAGTTTTTTCACGTTTAAACCTTTCTTTCTCACTTTTTGTCATTTCTCCTACAGTCTTAGGTGTCTTACTTGAGACACGCTTCTTTGGTCTACAGGCTGGATAAGCTCTATTTTCTCCTTTAGATCGACCACAAGGTTTACCAGTTTTGACATCAACCCAGTTTTCTTTAAACCAACGGGTTAAACCGCCACTACTTCTTGCCACGTTTTTTCTCCACTCGGTAAGTACCACCACGCTTTTTGTACTCTCGTACAAGCCACGCATTAGCATAAGCAGAAGGATAAACAGCAAACTTACGTTTAGCTTCTGATTTTACTCTTGAATATAAAGTTTTATTTACAGGAACATTCGCCACGTTTCTTACCTCCCTTCTTTTTCTTCTTCTTTTTCTTAGTTGTATGGTACATAGTAAGAATTAGGTATCTTAATATAGTCTAAACGAAGTTTGACCTAGTGTCTCTGGTTTTGCAAGGTTAAATTGTTGGAGGCAGAGGTAGCCGAAAGCGTCAAATGCGTGGTCAACTCCAAGGTTTTTGTTTGGCATACCTGTGTTTGGAGCGTATGTGAGGGTTCGGAGGGATTTTATTAATTCTTTACAGCGTGGGTGGATTAAAGTTCGTCTTTCTCCTGCTGCGTCATATAGTGCTGTGTTTACGGATGTTACTTTATCTCGTATTTTCCAGGGGGCTCTGGGAGATGACACAGTAAATCCACTTCTGCGTAGGATAGTGTGGTCCGTTGAACCTACTCCTGATGTTTTTCTGGCAGCACCCGTGGGGTCGGGGCAAGCTATTACTCTGCGTTCCACACCATATCGGTTGGTTACTTCTTCTGCAAAATCCCAGGTTGTTGCACCACCCGTCATAATTATTTCATCGAAGACATAGAGGTATTCTCGGTAGCGGACTGCACAGATTCCGCAGAGTGGGTCTACGTTAAAGTCAACTCCCAGAAGTAGTGGGGCGATGTTTATGTCCTCCGCTTCGCTAGAAATGTTGGAATCTGAAAAGGAGACTGCAACGAGACCAGTAAGATTCTCGAAACTTGCCTCGAACTCCTGCTTGAATGTTCTTATGTCCAGTTGGGATCTTGCTGCTTCGACTTCTTCTTCTGGTACGTTGCCTCCATCTATGGTGGTAAAGCTCCAGCGTTTCCAATCTCCTGATGTGTCCTCTGGAACGTAACACCATAAATCGTAGAACCAGCTTGCAGTTCCATCGGGTGTGGATATAAAAAGTGCCCAACCTTGTTTGTCTGCGAGGGCTGGTCTGATTACCTGAAACCAGACATCGGAATCCATGAAGGCTGCTTCGTCAAGTACTACTCCAGCGAGGCTTCTACCACGCAGGGTCATGGCATTTTCTGTTCCTTTGAGTTCGATTAGCGATCCATTAATTAGTTCTATTTTTAGGTCGGTTTCATTTTTGGAGGCTATCCATTGGGGTGGGATTAGTTTTTTGATTTCTTTCCAGGCTATGTCTTTTGCCATGCGATAGGTTGGGGCACAGTAGAAATATGTTTCGCCTGGGCGGTTTATTGCTGCTTTTAGTAGCTCGATGCAGGATAAGTAGGATTTTCCGAATCTTCTGCCAGCTACGAGGACTCTGAATCTTTGTTCTGCGTTAAACACCTCCCCCTGTGCCCATCTAAGTGATAGTTTTTCGGCTGTTTTTGTGCTCATGTAGTAAAGATTAGCTTAAATATGAACAAATTTCTGTGTTTTACTCGACTAAATTGTGTTTTTAGGGTTATTATTCAGATATAAGTAGCATTTTAGTCTGTGGCTGATTCTATTCTTCGTAATCCAAATGGTCAATTTACATCCGAGCGAGCTAATAAGCAGGATGGCAGGGTGTGTGGCAAGAGACAACCTGATGTAGTAATTGAAGCAAGAAGGCAAAAACTTTATAAAAGACAGTTGGAAGGTAAAACTACCAGACAATTAGTACTGGAACACGCTGCTACAGAGGGAATAGGCATCGAGACAGCCTGGACTGATTGGAGAAAGGTAAAATCCTGGAACGATGAGGATTGGGAAAAGGATAGAGAGAAAATGATTGGTAGGTTGCAGGGTATGAGAATGAAGCTATTTAACCAGGCTATGAAGAAAGGACAGCTTCAAACTGCTGCTCAAGTGCTGGATTCACTTGGTAGAGTACTAGGGGAGAGTGTAGAGAATATCAACATTAACGCTCCACAGCTATCTATTAGCGTTGAAGATAAGAAAAAGTAGTTGACATTAGTGTAATATTGTAGTATTATTATATTGTAGTATTTTATAACTTATTCTATGGTTTATCAGTAAGTTCCCTGGGTCATTTAAATAATCGAAATTTTTTAAAAATCCACCCCCCAAAATGGGGAATGGAAGTTAAAAAGTTGTGAGTCTGGGGAAAGTTAGCCAAGATGTAACTTCTCACATTCGATTGTGGAATACTTGCCAGATTGCAAGCAATTTTTAAATCCTTTATCTGTGAGATAGCAAGCCAGCAAGAAAGAAGCAGTAGTTAAAAATAAAACGGTTGCATTTCTCCAGATGCGGTTTCTCTGGTGGGTAGCAGATGAGTAAACTTTAATACGGTTTGGATTGTTTGGGTAGGTCATGGGGAATGATACGGAAAGAGAATAAAAACAGAATTAATTTATTTGTAATTTACTAGGTTTATAAAAACTGCTGTATTCTTCTTTTTTAAGTTTGATAGAAATTAAATTTTTTAATTCTTTGTATTCAAACATTCTTCTCATAGTTGCTAATACTGTTGTTACTTGGTTAAAAGTCATACAACAATTTATTTCGCTGGTTCTGGTTTCGTCTGTATAGAGTGTGTAACCATTTCCATTTTTACCTAGAACTAAATTAGTTCCTAAAGTTTGATTAGTTCTTTTTAATTCGAACTCTGCGAAATTTTTTGATGCAATAGGCATAGTTTTAAATTTGGGTGATTTACTCTTTAATTTTAACATTTTTTATACCAGATAACAAGACTAAATTAATACAATAATAACCAGTAAAAAACCTATCAATTCTCAAAATTTAAAGAATAAGACAGTTTTAAGACAATAAATTTATATGTTAGATAACTCAAATCTATTGATATGACTATCTTTTATTTTTGACTAGTCGCAAAGTAAGAATCCTATAATTTTAAAATTTAAACGTGCAATACTACATTAACAACTTTAAAATCATTCAATTATTAAACAATAAAAAAGCTAGACTCAAATAAGAATCTAGCTATAAATTTTTAGTAATAAGTGAATGAATTTTTTAAAGTTCCTCAATTTTGACCATTGAGTACTCATATTCTTCAATTTCTTTAAGCTCATTTTCACTAATAGTGAATGGACTATGTTGAACTGTATAATCTATTCTTCTTTGAGTTTCCTCTGTAACATAATCTTCCATTTCATGGTGAAACTCAAAATATTCTACTGTAGGGTTTGGATCGATCCATGCACCACAATCCATAAAGTGAGTAACTTTATACTTAGCATTTAATGGAAGTTCAAGTTGAATGTTTTTTGAAATAGTCATGTTAATAAAGATGGTTAACTACTTTTCTATTGTAGTATCTAACAGAATATATGTAAAGGTTTATATATTGATATAACTACATTTTTAAAAGGTATAAACATACCTAAAGGATCATTAAATTATTACAATCTCACTTGGACTCATTGAGACTCAATAAAAAATCCTGACGTTTTTAGCATCAGGATTAATAAAAGTATTAATAGTTGAAAGTATCAATACAAGTTATTTCATTTTGAATGGTTTTTTGATATTCAATAAAAGTGATTTTACAATTAATGAATGATTCAATTTTACTAATTAAGTGTGAATGATTTTTAGCTCTCCAATTAGAACCAATATCAAACAATCCAAAGTTAGAATTTTTGAATGAAATTTTGTTGATAAAATACATAATGTGTTAGACAGTCTCTAATTTTTCAATACTGGTAAATGAGCAGGCCATATTAGATATTGCTAATGAAAGAAAATTAGATTCAGGCCGATAATAAAAATAATACTTACATGAATGTTTGCATACCGATCCATCTTTATTTGTTTGGTATAATGTCAATTTCTCAACATTATATTTTTTTGAATGGGATCTACGACCAACTGAAAGTAATTTTTCACGTTTACCGATTAGGGCATCTGTCATAGATACCCTTATTAAATCGTTATTTTTAAGTGTTTTGAATGTTTCTATCATTTTTAATAATCCTCTATACAGTAGTTAGTCTTAAACATTCACGTCTAGCCTTTTGAATACGATCCGCACAACGACCTCGTATAAGGCTCTCAAACCTTATGCGTGCTGACTCTGTTGAATCAACCCTACTAGATTCAGAGTGTGTTTCATATTCGGTTATAGCGTTAAATGCGTTAAACAAATTAGGTTGATTACCATTAGCTTCAATTTGAAAGTTTCTTTTTACATCGATCCATTCTTTATTAATATCCTTAAATTCTTTATTTCTTTTTTCCTTAGTATCTTTATCTGTTATCTGACCTATTAACTTATCTTGGAAGCTATGCAAGAATAAATTTTTAAGCATATCAGATGAACATGATGTATTACGCATGGCTTTAAATTCTTCGATTGAATTAGCTAGATCATCACGTTGAAATTTTAACCACGCGGGTAAATTCTGTAAGTATCCGTTAACCCCTTTTGAATGTTTGAAAACCATCTTATTTTTAGAATTTTGTATCGAACCCATCTGATTGAAACACCATAATCGCACGTCCGATTGAATCACTTTGAAGCTATAACTTCCGTCCATTGAGTTAACAAAAATCATTCTTCTACGGATAGCGTCACCGTTTGAGACTTCCATATCACTATTTTTAATAGCACATATAATGAAAACCCTAGCTGTATTATTCATAGGGATAATGTGCTCTACTTCTAAGAAATTTAAGTTAGGTTGTATAGCATCAAGTATTACATCATGCTTTACTAACTCATATGTGTTAGATACTGTAGAAATTACCTTACCAATTTTCTTACTGAAAATAGCTTTACTGTTTGGACATTCATAAGAAGTGTCATTGAAATTTGTAAATGTAGGTAATACTTCAGGCTCATTTAAAACATTAGTCTTAAATAAAATTGTTTCTAGATCATCAGTCCTATTAAATGGTGTAGAAATTAGATTTTCATTTCCCTGACGTTGATAACCTAGATTTGTTCTAGTAAAGTTTTCTGATTGATAGGGTCGATCCACTCTTAAATCTGTTTCTGTAAATGAAACAAGAGAATCAATTTTGTTTGAATTTTTCATTTGTGGTGTAAAAATTAGATTACATTTAAAATACTACATTAATATGTATGAGATAGCAACCTATTTATTCAATTCTATTTGTATTAAAATTTTATCTATTAATTTGTCTGCTCTATAACATAGATTGTCTGAAAACTGTTCATTATAATTATTTGAAATTTTTTGTAGAACTATTAAAATAAAAAATAAATCTTGAATGGGTATAGATACATGACTATACTTAAAAAATTTATGAATGTGAGTTCGCATGATGAATGAAAAATAATGAATGAGCGATCCAACATTACCTAGTCAGTTATGAATGTCAATAATGAATGAAAATTCTGAGAATTCTTACTGAGAATTAATGA